GATGATTTTTTGATGCCTTGTGAACCTTGAAGGACAGTTGCTGAATCATGCTTACAACCTGGAATATAAACTCTCCTTACTGCATTTATAAGAGTAAGTTTCAGCATCACATCATATATTGTTGGTTCTTTAAGTTTTTGATCCTGTGGCCTGAGATATGTAGAGGCCAATCTTTCAATGCCATAAAGTTCTGGTTCTATTTCGTTGCAGCAATGATCAAGATATAGTTTTACTGGATCATATTCATTTTCATGAGCTACTTTTAAAAGGCAGTCGATTGCCATTTCCTTTGGCACTTTGTAACCAAGTTCTGCAAGAGTCAGGTAAAAAAGTTCAATATTTTTAATTACTTTGCCATCCATTTCTATTGAATGTGAAAAGGTATTAAATCTTATTTCCTGTTTCAGGTTGCGTAAAAAATTTATAAGTTCCTGTGATGTAAGTTGTTCTAATTTACGAGGAACAGGAGTTGGTTCTTCTGCTGGTTTTATTGAAGTTGGAAAAGACCGTGGCGGTGGAGTCCAACCATCTTCGGAGGCAAATTTCTGGAGAGTGCCAAGAGAAACACCAGATGATTTAAATGAAGCCCATTTCTTTTCACATTCGCCTGATTGATATTTGCTATTTTTCTGTGATAGCTGTTCCCAATCGTGGAGAAGTGAGTTATCACCAACTGAATGTGCAGCCATGCCAATTTTTAGCCAAGCATCATAATCATCTAAACGGTTTGGATTTATTGATTGCAGAAGTGAACGTGCTTTATCTGTATCTGAATTTAATGTTTTTATCTGTGGAATTGTTGTCTTTTTCTTTTTCGGCTCCATCATCTTTTCAATTATGGTAAAAGGAGCTTCTGCAATTTCAAGGTCTTTTGGTGAACGACCATCCATCCACCTGTAGCCGTCAGTCTTTGGATGTTTTCCAGATACTATAGATTGCGTACCATTCCAACGCAACTCTATTTGTTCAACAGAACCATCTTCATCTTTTACACCTGTCTGAAATTTGCGTGTCTTTATTTTTGACCAATACTTTTCTGGAACTTGGTAAATTATTTGAAATCTACCAACACGACCTGAAGTGACCATCCATGATGGAGGTAGTGAAGAAAGAGAAAAACCCCACTCACCTAATATTTTTGCTGCTGATGGGCCGTCATGGTCAAGAAATAATAAACCACCTGAAGGAGTTCCACAGCAAACTCCTATACCTGTAGATTTCTTGGAAGATATTTCTTTGAACAGTTGAGAGCGTGTAAGTGGATTATTCTGCCAATCGTTTTGATAGGGTCTTTTATTTTGAACGGCAACAAAACCCCAGTGCTTGGGAAGGCCAAGCAGTTCTTCTTTTATATCCATTGTTATGCAGCTTGCTCCATTCTTTCAGAAACGATTAGTCTGAGTAAACAGGATCTTGATTCAGACCCTTTGTTGTCATCAAGCCATTTTATCTGACCTTGCGAGAGTTGAATATTAATTGTTTTTAATGTTTGCTCTTGTTCCATATCTAGGGTTGTTTATGTGTAACTATAGGGTAAGATAGCACCATATACAGTATGTGCAATGGTTAAATTAAGAGAATATCAAAAAGCAGCAAGCAAAAAGTTGACCAAGCTTTGTCA